CAAGACCATCTAAAAGAGTGTTATTTCCAGTAAGACGTTTGAGATGGTTTTCGGCCTCTTCAAAAGTCATTTCCATATGGGCAAATTTAGGGATACGAAACATATAGTGATTCCTTTTCTTTCTTATTACTCTTATACTATACGATATAACCAAGGGGTTTGCAAGGATTATTTTGTATTGAAAACAATTTGATTACAAAGTGTAACATTTATGTAACATGAAACCATGTAGGAACTTCACGCTTGGACCACAACATTTTAAACCGATCTTGTTTGGTCTGGTAATATTCTTGATATGACCGCACTGGATCATCTTCGTGCATACACTGTGGTTCGTGTTGCATGGCAAGTTTGAATGGTGTTTGGAAAACATTTTGTGGAATGTTTTTGGGTGGTATGGACAACACTTCTTCTAGCTTTGTAAACGTAGAGTGTTTCTTTTCATACCGATATTCATACTCAATAGCAAGAGCGCAGAAATGGTCATAGTGCCAAGCATAGTTTGCAAGAGATTCCATAGTCCAGACAGTGCAAGGGTGTCCATGATGTACTGCTTTGTATAGAGTATTTTCCAGATTTGAATTGGGGTGTACCCAGTAGTTAACCATCCGTTTGCCAGACTTGGAAGCACGTTTCTCAACATAACCATCTAGCATACGGTGAGCAGTGGAGAGCATTTGTGCGCTCTCCACAATCATTTTTACCACGTGCTTGTCGCACTGCAACTGAGCCGCACGGATTGGATTTTTATCTAGGATAAAAATATTCACGCAGCTATCAGTTCTGCCCAGTCCTGGACCAGTTCTGGTTTGTGACCGATAGCAAGAAAACCAAAGTGATCAACAACAACTTGTGTGCCATCCTCTGCAATAATCACATCACCAATAGAGACAGAGTGCATGCGGGTCATCCGCTCGATGTTCTGCTCTGGACCGATATTACCGATTTCGAACACTTGGTGATAATCTTCAGCAGTGATGTTAGCAACATGAGTGTAGTAACCTTTGTCCCACGCTTCAGAAGCATGAACACCGATATTGTACTCAGAAAAAGTCATTTCCCGTTTTAGGGTATTTGCTGGCACAGCATCGTGATTACGTGTTGAGTTGATAAGATCAACTTCTTCATCAGTCAGGTGAATTTGGTATACTTGGTAAATCATGTGAACCTCTTTCTGTTTTGATAATTTAATATACCATATGTAGGCACCGATGTAAACACCTAATGCGCACTTTTTATAACTTTTTTTAAAATAACGTATTTATGTTACATAAATGATACAGATGGGAGTTCCACCCTTTTGAAAACAGTATCTGCTCCTATCCTTCCTACTTCCGTATAACCTAGTTCTTCTACGACATAATCTTCATCGACAGTTTCAAGAACAAGCATAGGTGAACATTTCTCTATAACTTGTTTTGCTCCTTTTAATATATTTGTTTCATAACCTTCTACGTCAAGATGTATCACATCTGGGTAAACAGACATGCTATCAAGTGTAAGGACTCTAGTAAACCCTTCTTTCTTTACAACGTGAGTTGCACCAAAGTTTTTTCGATCATTGTGTATAGTTACCATACCAAGGTTTTCTCCAAGAGCACAGTTGAATGCTATAATATTTTTAGTATTCTTTTTTAGACAGTGGAAGTTATCTGGATCTGGCTCAAATGTCCACACCTTTCCAAATTCTTTAGAATAAGCATCAGCATATATCCCACAAGCACCGCCCGCTTGTACAATAACACCTTTACCATCTGCCATTCTTGCTACCGTTCTAGGTACTTTTCGGCCATATTCTTTTTTATTTAAATGTCGCCATAAATGAACATCTTCTTTTGGCCAAGTATATTCTTTGAGCCATTCTTTACTATAACGTGTTTCATACATTGAATGCTCCTAATATTCCTGGTTGCCGTCTTCCTCTGTGTTCATTTGTATAGTAGAAATAGTCTGGATCATGGATCAAATCAAACAGACCAGATTTCTTTACAGCACGTTGTACATCAGGTAACTCTACGTTATCCATCATAATAACTTTAGGGTTGAAGGATAGAGCAAGTTGAATGTCATAGTGAGGAGTATGTCCACTATGATTACCATCGATGAATACCATATCATAATGTTCATTCCAAGATCCACTATAATCAGTTGATTTGATTTGTTGATATTCTACTCTATAGCCATACTTTTCCATCAATGCAACACCAGCCCCAGCCGAAAAGTTATTAGGATCAATTGTTTTAATTTTATCTAGATGATATAAGTGTTCTAAAAACAGTGTTGCAGAGTATCCAGCAAAAGTACCAATCTCAAATACTGTTTTGATTTTGTGCTCTTTACCAATATTTGCAACCCACTCTTGCAATCGTGGATCATCGTATGGTAGATAACCCCAACCTTGCATACCAATCTTAGGATCGTGTTGGTTCTCATCAGGAATGGGTAAAAAGCTTACATCTAGTTCACACATAATTAAACTCCTTCACATTATATATCCCATAAAAAAAGAGGCGCCGAAGCGCCTCTAGTTCAGATAGTGGTTGGTTCCACTTTCTTTTTTTATTATGCACCTAGAATTGAGTCAACTCTGAAGATACGGTAGTACTGGTTAGTCTTGACAGTTGCAAGACCGTCAGCAGGTGTTGAACCAACGAATGGGTTAGGAGCCATGCCGTAGCGTGTCTTGAAACCGATTTTTGGCTGGAAGGAATCTTCCGCAACCGCACGAACCATTGTGAGTGGTACGTATGGGCAGTAGAATACACCAGCGTCGTATGGGTTAGTACCTTTGTAGCCAACGTTACAGTAATCTGTAGAAGCATATGGGTCAATGTAGACCTTAGTGCGACCATTCAGAACACCAGCAAAAGTGTTACCTGTGTCATCAACACTCAAGTTTGTAGACATAGCAGGTGCGTAGTCCAACATGCCGGAAGAGGCAAGTGCAGAAGCAACGTCAGAAGAACAGATAACAAAGTTACCTTTTCCACGTCTTGTTTCTTTAGCAATGATATTGGATTCACGTTCAATCTGAAGGATAAGTCCTTTGACTTTCTCTACGCTCCAACGGCCGTCTGCGTCTGTCTGCAAGTCAAAGATACCGTTTACAGCAGTGTTAGCCTGCAAGGCACCTGTTTTGGCTTGAGAGTTGACAGTACGGATGACTTCACGGTTGATTTCTGCAAGGATCTCTGTGGACAGAATGTTAGCCAATTCTGTTTCAGCGTCCAGACCGTGGATTGCTTTCAGATCCTGTGCAAGTTCCAAGCTGTATTCAGCTTTCAGTGCACGTGATTTGGCAGTCACGGTTGCTTTTTCAATGGTGAAACCCATCTGTTGGAAAGTAGAACCGCCAGTTGCGCCGAGTGCTTCAGCGTCATCTGTTGGCATACCGCCTGCCATGATGCTTGTTAGACGTGCATCATCTGCAGTTGAGTCAGAGTCAAGGTTAGAAACGTTAAGACCAGATGCCTGATCTGAATCGTGAGTACCTGAAGAGTCACCCGAGTAACGAGTTTCTGCTTCGTTGAATAGTGCTTCACGGTTAGAAGTTGAACCACCTTGGTAACGTGATTTCATCGCAAAGATGAGACCAGTTGGACCAGTCATTGGCTGAACACCACACATGTCGTATGCCATCATATTTGGCATTGCACGACGCACGAGGCTGATCAGTACTGGGTTCCAGTTTGCTGTTCCGCCAGTAGCGTTTGCAGGTTCACCAGTTCCCTCTGCGAGGTAGTTCTGTTGAGCTGCTTGGTTAGCAAACTCTTTTTCTTGGTTTTCCAGAACAACTGCGGTAACAGCTTTTCTGTGATTGTCGGTAATAGTACCGGCGGATTCTTCATTCAGAACCGGGGCCCATTTTTCGACTAGACGATCATAAGATTCCATTATTTGGATCTCCTTAGTAAGTTGTTTTGCGCAGAGCGCTTAGATAACCTGCCATTGTGTCAGACACTTCAACGTCGGACTGAGAATCATCTTCTACAATACCTTCCTCGAGTGCTTCTGCAGCAGCAGTTGCGGTGTTTGCAGAACCTTTTTTGAAATAAGATTCTTTGATGGTAGCGACTTTACCAGAGAATGTTTCAGCATCTCCAAAATCTACATCTTCAGCCAACTTTGCAAGTTTTTCGGCTTCAGTTGCAGCAAGGCCTTCTGAGTGCTCTGCAATAATAGCATTACGCTCATAAGATTCAAGTGCTTCATTCATCTCAATTGCTTTATCGGTAGCAGCGTCTAGTTTCTTTTCTAGATCTGAAACAGATTCAGACAATTCGTCAACGAGATCAACTTTGGATTCTGGAACCGTAATATACGATTCTGTGAAGAGGTTCTTCAAGTTCTCCATGAACTCTTCAGAAATTTCTGTGCGCAAGCCAGTTTCGACTGCTACACGATTTTCTTCCATCCACTGTTCAACTACGTAGTTTAGGTAACCGTCTACTTTCTCGACAAGTTCGTCTTTGAAAGAGTTAGTTTCTTCATTGAGTTTTTCAGCATACTCTGCTTCCATACGGTCAACTTCTTCAGTAAGTTTAGAATTAATTGCTGCTTCAAAAATGATTGCAGCCTTACCTTTGAAACCTTCGGAAAGAGTAGCTTCTTCTGAAATAAGTGCTTCAAGATCATCGTCAAAATCAACGCCTTCTGCTTTAGGAGCAGCTGGAGCTTTTTCTGAGTTTTTCTTGTCACCTTTTCGTGCAGGTGCTGATTTACCGGCGTCACCTGCTTTTTTAACAGATGCTACAGATGCCTCTTCTGCATTTTTTGGATCGGGTGCTGCTTCGTTGATTTCGATCTCGTCTTCATCATCGAGTGCAACATCCTGTTCTACTTGATCAGTCATATTAGACTCCTTTAAGTTTTCAGTAACGAGAGGAAATTCTTAAATTCACGCACTTGTGTCTCATAGAGATCAGCACGAGGAGCTTTCTTAATTTCAGTCTCAATTTTTTCAATTTCTTGTGGTTCAATAACGCCATTATTCCAGATCCAATCTACACCTTCCATTATTCCATTAACAAAAGCTTTAGATGCACTAGGATCCTGTACGATGTCGACAGTATTTAACATAAAGTCATCTTTGACATACATAGTGCCGTTTTTTTCCTCAAGACTTCCCATACCACGAGTTGACACTCCTAGTTGAACACCACCATCGAGCAGACCAGCAACGATCTGACCCATAGGAGTTCCCAATATTCGTGCCTTACCCATCACATTATTACCGTCCATTTTTAGTTCGGTAATGAGATGGGATACCTTATCCAAGTTCACGGTGGGGCCATCGGGGTGGTTTAGTTCCCCTACCGCTCTGTTGGTATTAACTTGTTGTTTTACATAGGTGTCAACGGCTTTTGACATAACTTCTTTGGGATAAACCCTACCGTTACGGTTCTTGCCTTCTGCTACTGCAAATACACCTTGAACGTGGTGAGTTTTAGCACCTGTTTCGCCGTTCTTTTCGACAAGACATTGAACCTCTGATTCAGTGTACTCTGTGATTAGCTTCATGCTTGTATTCCTATGTAAAAAAATATTTCAATTATTACACTTATTTATAATAATTTGGTTTTTAAGCTTCTTCTTCAGATTCCATTTCATCAACGGCATCTTCAATCTCTTCGTCAGATAAATCTACTTCATCTTCTGCATCTACACAAAAATTCTCATCATCATCATCTAGATCAAGTTCAAGTTGTTCTTCTTCCTCATCATCGAAACCATTAAATGTTTTATTTGCCATGCCAATTTTCTTCTGCTCAAGAGCATCATCTACTCGATGCAATAGCATATCATTAAAAATTTCTGTTGCTTTATTATATTCACTGGCAGCAGTGAAATCAATCATGGTCATAATGTCCTGATTTTCCATAGGACTACCTGTGTTTTCAATTTCTACATCTTCGCTCATTGTTTATTCCTCATTATCAGGTTGCTGTTCTGGTTCTTCTTCTGGCGGATCTTCTTTATCAAGACCCATATCTTTGATATCATCGTCAGAGAACATAAGAATGTTTTTCATTGCCCATTCTTTAGAAATATATTCACCAACATACTGTGATGCTTGATCAAGTGTTTGTAGCCTTTCTCTTAGTATCTCGGCTTCTTTTAATTCAGTGAAATGATTATCTTTTGTGTAGTTAAACTGTATGTCATTATACAAATCTTCCCAATCATCAGAAGTAATGATACCTTTAAGAATAAGTTGTTTCTTAAGGATTTCACGAAACACCATTGAGAATCGTTTACGGAGACGGTCAATAAATTTCTGGAATTTAAGTTCATCTCTGTTAATCTCAGTTGATCTACCAAGTGAGAATTGGCTTTCTTGTTCAAGTCTATTTACTGGCACATTCAGAGAACGATATAGTCGTTTCTGGAAATACACAATATCATCTATTTCACCTAGGTTAGTACCACCTGGTAAGGAAGATACTTCAGTACCTCGACCACCTTCTCGGCGTGGCATCCAGAAGTCTTCCAGCATTGACATATGTTTTCTATCATCTTTGATGGCACCTGTTGATGCGTCATATACCAGTTTATTTCTATACTTGGACATCAAGTCCTTCATATATTCTTCTGCCTTACCTTTTGGTAGGTTACCAATATCAACATAGAATATTCTACGCTCTGGCGCTCTAGCAAGTCTGTAAATGACCAGCGAGTCTTCCATCATGCGTAGTTGGTTGATAGGTTTTAATGCTTTATGTAAGTGTGATACAACAGACTTACGTGCAGAATCTAAAAGACCAGATGTGATATAGATAACTGAGTCATTTGTAAGTTTTACTCCAGAGTTCTGTTGCCCTGGTTTTTCTTGGTAAATATAATACTCATTGGTAGCTTCAATAATATTAGCACCAGTTTGAGGATCTTTCTTTTTCTTGACCTCTTTGACCTTACGGATCTTAGCAGAGTCAATAGGACGAATATCAGCGATGCCATTTTTTACATTGGTCTCATTCACAACTAAGTGATAGACGATTCTGCCATCGATGTACCATCGTTTAAAGATGTCGTGACCAAGTTCATTAAATTTCATCATAGACATGATGCCTTTAAACTCATCGGTCATTAACTTTTTAATCTTGTCAGAAACCTCTAGCTTATCTAGCTGTAATTCAATCGGTGTATCATCTGTTCCCGTAATAGATTCATTTACAATATCTTCTAGTGCAGCATCCACTTCTGGGTGCATTGCAACTCCACGATATTTGTGGATTAATGAAGAATTGTCCTTGGATTTATCACCGTGGATATCAACATACTGTCCGTAATGAGCACCGGTTGAAGTAACATAACCAGCACCATCATCATCAATCTTGGGTACAATTGATTTTAGTTTCTTATCTTCTTGTTCAGCCTGTTTGGTTCTTGATATTTCAAAACCAAAGAGCCGTAAAGAGTTTTCAGCCATACCTTTTTCTCTCAAATAAATTAAAATTTAGGTAGGGCATTTCTGCCCCACCTGTCTTTATATATACACTTCTTATGAAGTTGTGTCTGATTCCCAATACTGAACCTGGAATTCAACCGCAAATCTCTCGATGTCATCGTTGGATCCATATGCAAGATCAATTGGTGATACAGATGTAGGGAAACAACCACGGAAATTATACCGCTTTAATACTGTTTCATCTCTATCCAACTGTTCCACAACCAAATCTGCTTCGTAATCAACAGGTGCTGTCAGACCAGTATTTGCACTATGTGCATTAATACCGTTCATCCAACGTTCCATTGCATTACGGATTCGAAAATCAGTGTCGTTGATAATAGTTGGAGACCATACATCAAAAGTACGGTCACCAGCAATTTTAAGTTGCCTGCCTCGGAATGGGATAATAACTGTTCCCATAATTGAACCAGGTAATTGGGCTGCTTCACACATGAAAGATGTAAGTTCTACATCTCCATTTGCGTATGCAGGAAAGTTGATGGTTGCCTTAAATAAATTAGGACGTGCACCACCACCTTTCAATTTTGCTTTAAAGTCGTCTACTGAAAGGACCATTTATTCTCTCCCGCGCCTTATACAGTACCAACAACTTCACTAAATTCTACACCTGTTCTAACCGCTACGAAGTTTAGTGTTACGTAGTTGATTGAACGTGCAGGTTTAATAAAGATGCTGCATACAAATTCGTTTCTATCTATAACTGCCGGAGTATTGTTTGTATCATCACAAACAACTTGGAAGTCGGTGATACCGCGACGGCCTTGGATTTCACGCAAGAATGGTTCAATGACGTTTTTAAACTCGGATCGAGTAAATTCATCGTTGAATTCAAACATGACGTTTCGGGCCGCAATAGCAATTGCTCTTTCAAGTCCTAAGAACAGTCTACGCACGTTAATGCGGTCAAATGCACTCGGTCTTGCAAGTTTAGTTTTGTCACCAAACAGTAGCACACCTTGCCCAGGAATATTTGCAATTGGGTTAATACCCGCTTTGTAGAGTGTATCCCTTTCAGTTTTCTTTGGTGAATATGCTAGTGCTGTAATACCTAAGTATTGACCACGTCTTGGTCCAGCAGGTGAGAACCATGGGGCAGCGTTATAATCTGTTGCTGCCATGATACCCGCTGTAGAAGATGAAGCCGGTACAAAGATATATTGATCAGTAAACTTATCATAAATTTTCAAGTAGTTATTATCTACAATCAAGTAAGATGAGTTTGTAAATGTATTTGCTGTTGTTACAGCAGCGGTTACTGGGGCTGCATTGTTAACAACTGCTGCTCTGTTAGGAGATGCAACCACAACACAGTCTTTACGTTTACCCTGTGCAATTGCAACTAAGTCATTTACTACAGTCGTTTGACTTGCTTGTAGACTCAAACCTGGTGCGATTAAGAAATCAACCAAGGTTGTATCAACATCTTCATACTTGTCGAAGCCTGTTGCATACTGAGCAGTACCTAGAGCAGAACCGTCTGAACCGTTAGCCATTCTCATGCTACCAGTTACTGTGCCAGTTTTTGCTTTGTTCGTAGCAGAAGTTGATGCAGTGCCAGCCTTTGCGCTAAATGGTGGTGTCGTGTGTGATCCACCAAAGCCTGCCATCCAAACATATTCAGAAGCATTGTTAATAACATTTTTGACGTAGTTCGTGGAACCATCGGCATTTTTGTTATCAGATGACAACGACATGAATGGGAATGTTTCAAGTACTGAATTTCTAGTACCTGAGAAGAGACCACCAGCATCGATGACAGCAACATGGACTTCATCTTTCGATGAACCTCTTGCACTATCCCAAGCAGATGTATCAGGGGCGGCATCAAAAGAACTCTTATAAGTCCAAGCATCGAAGTCAGAAGTACCTGACGAGTCAGCAGTACAGTATTGTACTTCGATTGAGCTGCCTAGTACACCAGGCCACTTGGATACAAATGTATGATCAGAGTCATTAAGTGCGCTGATCTGGTTGTCCCAGTTATCTCTGTTTTTAACAACAGGAGCAGCAGCAGTTCCAGCGCCGCCTGCGTCTGAATCCCAAGCGTTTGTAGCTCCGTTGATTTCTCTAACAACACTAAGGTCACTAGAATATTTTAAAAATTGTGCGGCTGAATGCCATTCGACAGTATTGTCACTGTCGGGAGAACCGAATGTTTCTATTAACCCTGCTTCATTTGCGACCAGAGTAGGTTCCTGAACAGGACCCCACCGAAACTCGCCGACAAAAGCACCGGTACTTGTTGGAACATTAGGTACACCCCCTGTTAAATCAATCTCCTTCGTAACAATTGCTGGAGACTGAGATGGAGTTGTAAGTGCCATAGCGTTTATTCCTCAGTTTTTTCTATTGATAAGCTTATCATAATACGGATGTTCATAAACCTTATTTATATTAACCTGATTTTTAGAAAAATCTATCTGTTGTATCTATAGCCCAATCATTTCCATGAGCATCACTCCAATTAGGAGATGTTTCAGAAGTTTCTGGTACCCCATCATCTATAATACCAAATGGCATCATATCAGCTTCTATCTGACTAATTTTTTCTTTGTACATCATTTCTCTTAAATTAATATTGGTCATATCTCTAAACATATTTGTATTTGCAAAATAACCAAACATAACTAGATTCATTACTAGATCATCATGATTGCCTGAAGATGCTTCATATGATTGACCACGAGCTACAAAAGTTGATATTTCCATAATGGTATTGTGGTCTTGAACAAGCAATTTACCATTTTCTAAAATATCTTTAATACCAGAACAACCTAATCTTTTAGTTTTTCTTGTTATCTCAATACCAATTTTATCTGCTTTAATAGCAGATTCCATATGTAGGTTATCATACTCTAAATCATAATATAAACCTCTTGTAACTAAAGTTCCTTGATCATTTGATTCTATAATAACGTATGCTTGGTTGTAAAGGTTTGCATACTTATAAATAATATCAGGGAAGAGTAATGGAGAGATATTGTTGTTGCGATATACAGCAGCCTGTCTAAAAGGCGATACGCTAATGTCGATTAAGTTAAAAGTAGAATAGTCCTGGCCTCTTCCCTTCGAAACATCGCACGTCATAATATACTCATGTTTCTTTTTTGGTTCATCGTAAATAAGAACATCACCACCTTCTAATACTTTTATAGGGTCAGTTGCTCTAAATTCCATAAGAGTTTCAGCACCTATGAGTGTATCCCCGGTACCGAAGAAAGTATTTCCAAATTCTTGGTCGAACTGTAATTGAGACGTGTTGCCAATAGTTTCTTCTTTCCATTTTTCATCTCGTCCTGGCACGTCCCACCAATCAACTCTAAATGGTTTATATGTATTTGTGCCTTGTGTTGCCCCTTGCCAGATATTATAATACATATTACCAATCCCATTAGCGGTAGAAGTAATAATAACTTTAGTATCTTTACCAGATGAAATAACTGGGTACGTAGATGTATAAAACTCAGCGGCATTTTCAACAAAAGCAAACTCGTCAAGATATAGAAGTGATACAGATAAACCACGAATAGACGAACCAGATGTTGCTGCTGCAATAATTTTAGAGTTATTAGAAAACTCTATAGAGCCTTTATTCAGTGTCTTAGTGCCAGGTTGTAAAAAGAACGGCAAGTTTTCTAACATAAGTGTAATGCGAGATAACATCTCACGTGATGTAGCACCTTTGTTTGCTAGGATAGCAATGTTCTTTTCACTATTAAAAAGAGCATACCATAGTAGATATGCAACAGATGAAATAGATTTACCACTTTGACGACAAGCAAGAATAATAGAAAATCTATTATCATTAAAGTGGTCAAACATAGTTTTCTGATATGGATATAGATTAAAGTTAACCAAACCTTCATCAAGAGATATAATCTTACAATAGATCCGAGCAAAATATGCCGGATCTTCCATACACTTCTGATATTCTAGGATTGTTTCTTGAGACCAACCCTGTACAATACCGTCACGCTTAACTCTATTGTTGCCCAGGTAGCCTTCATGACCATTAATAATATTATTCATCTTTTAAGTGCGGTGTTATATCCACCACATTGTTATCCTCATTCTTTTTCACATTCTGTAACATTCTTTGCAAATCTGCAGTAGAACCAACAAATACATTATTGTTTGTAGTACCACCTTCAAGCTGTTTCACTGGATCTGTGTTAATGTCCTTATGTTTCTTATTTAGGTCAAGTAGTTTATCGTTGACGTCAGCTGTATTTTTAATTAGACCCGACAATACTTCAAATGCCCGAGGGTGTTCGCTTTCACGAGCTACTTCAATCATATCCTCTAAAGCACCTCTGCCTTTCTCGATCAGATCATAAAGAACCTCACGTGAATATGTATAATCGGTATCCGCTTCTTTTTTCTTATCAACCACTTGAATCACCTTGTTCTGCTTCTAACATTGTAGTAGTAAATCCATAATCACTATCAGGTGACACATTTAATGGATTTGGTAGTACTGTGAGTTTCACATCTGGAACAGATGCTGTTCCTTGCCCATCTGAATCAATAAGAGTATCAACGTGTAAATTATTAATAACTTTTCTAATGATAGCGGATTCGTTTACACCTTGGTAGAAGTTTGCTTGCATCATAAAATCTAAAGCATATATAATTGTTCTTCTAGTTCCAAGTGCACCTTCAAAATCATCACTTACTGATAAACCATCAAGAGTAATTGGAACATCTTCTTTAATATCAGTATAATCAGAGAACGGTTTAATCGTCAATGAGTATTGTGGGGCAAAGAAAGGTAATATTTGTTCTACAATTTGAAGTGCATCGTCTTGAGTCTTTGCATAAATCTGTAGTTGAAAGTTAATATCATATGGAACGTAGTTGTAAATCTTTGCTCTTTTTACTTGAGGTGTAACAGCTGTTGCCGCTACCCTATTTTTATTACCCATTTTATTTAATTGTCGTATAGGGTTATATGAAAAACCTAAGATTTCAAAAGACATTCTCGGTAGCTTTATAGCAATGCTTTGATCCGTATCTAAGTTGGCACTCTCTCGTATTCTTTCTAAAAAATCTCTTTTCGGTGCATAAGAGATAGGAACCTTTGCGGTACTGATAACATCGCCTGATGCGTTCTTTCGAATCACATAGATATTATTAAAAAGAGAACCAAACATGGCTACACTTTTTCTTATTCTTTCATTATAAAAATATGAACCAAGCATTATCTAGGATCCCCAAATGGATTTGTTTCACTAAAGTCAAGGAATGACAAGTCTGTGGTAGTCGTGTTGA